TGCATCCACTTTCCATTTAACACTTGGTGCAAGCCATCCTTTGTATCGACGCCTGTTCAAAAATCTTGGTTTTCTATATCTTCTCTTACGGTACCTTCTGTTTCTTCTATACTCTCTTCTCTTCAATAATAACTTCTTTATATATTGTCGCAGTTCTACTTCCATACTGAGTAGTTCTTGTTTTTCTGTTATTGCTGAAATACCAACTACTTTTGAGCCAATATCAATACCAACAGTTACTGGCTGTGTGTATGTCGTTGCATCATACAACAACTGAATTGTGAAGGGCTCTCTTCTAACAACTTTTGCAAGCCCCTGCTTTAAAAGCTTTCTCACTTTGCCGTGCCTTTTGGTAGGCATTAGTGGTTTACCGTTTTTTGAAATAACATAGACCATACAATTACCTCCAATCGTCTTTTGACGATAAGTCAGGGAAACCCTGTAAGATGCTCATCCCCAATGTTAGACTGGCTTGTTATGCCTGCCACACTGTCCCTACCCCTCAGGACTGTTTAATGACAGACGACAGAGCCTGAAACTTGAGCAGCATTTCAGGGTGTCGTGACCAGTCTAACGTAGCCATTTCAGTGGCTGAGGGTAGTCAACTAGGGCTTTTTCTACAAGCCCCCACCTCTATAGGTGGTGGGTAGTTGACTATCTATATTATCATAAATCACAGAAATGAAAACAGTTTCTTCATTATTAGTTGGAACTTCTGAAAATAACAACATTGCTTTCTTTTGTACAGTAAAATTGAATTCTTTATCAAAAAAGTCTTCAACTACTCTGAAATATATAGCATTCTGATTCTTCTTAAATTTTAATAATGTTATAAGCTTATCAAACAAGCTCTTAACATTTTCTTTTTCCATCGCTGATAACTCCCTTTAATTAATTATTATCTTCGTACATGATATTTAGTACTACACTATAACATATATCTCTATGAATATCGGTACTACCTAGTTTAAACTTGTATAAAACATCGTCATAAGGCAATTTAAGTTCAATAATATCTCCTTCTTTAGGTGCATCTGAAAATTTCATCATACCATTAATAGATGTATTTGTCTCTATACTCTGGCCATAGGACTTAAGCACTTCGTTGAATCTTTGATAGTCAACATATACATAAGTATTACTTACATCATATAAATCTTCACTATCATCTAAGACTATCTGGTCTTGATAAAGAGGATCTAGTACTGCTTGATTGCCTATCCATTTTTTATGCTTACATGGTATACCATACATGTCTATTATTTCATCTACATATTGACGTAAAAGTTCTTTATCAAGAGTTTGGTGGAAAAATTCATTAAAATTTATCTCAGCCATATTATATCACCAAACTTAACCAATTTATTTTTTTATCATTTCTCATAGCTGATAACATGTGTTCTAAACTATTATAATATATATATAACCTTTTTCTTTTAACTGCGTCATAATAAGATAACCAATATAAATGTTTAGGACCTAAATCTGCATGTATATATGCCCTGTTAGGATCATTACTAGATTGATAATAACCAACTCTATTAAATATTTCCGTTGTTTTAAATAATACATCTATACCTTTTAAACTTCTTAAAGTAACAAAATCTGCTGCATCTCCTTTAACATGCAGACTAGTATCTTTCGAACCAACTTGTCTATTATGTTCTAAACATCTGAAACCACTAGTTATCTTAATAGGAGATTTTATAGCTTCACGTAATTGCTCAAATCTACATACCAATTCATCATTAATAATTAACTTGCCACAATGTTTACACGCAAACTCTATTGCACTAAAATGTGGCGATAATCTCCTATGTCTAACTTCCTTTGGATCATATATTCTTATATAAGGCATAAAAATTTTCCTCCTTAACTGAGCTATAGAGCTCAGCGACTTTGAAAAAAATCAACTTCGTCTTTATTCTTCTTGCGTCCTCTCTTCTTTTTAGGAGCTTCTGGATTTTTAACTAATGCTATACTATCTACTAATAGACTAGTCATGTGCTCTTCCAATTCCAATATATAATATGTATATATATTCTCTTCATCATTTATGTGTATATAATCTACGTTTAAATAGCCGTTAGCAGTAAGAAGTTTATCGTTAACCTTTACTTCTTCTAATTTAATAGGATTAAAGCTAGTGTCATAAATAGAATAAAATTGGTTTGGATATACGATAATATCTCTAGGTTTCAAACCTACACCAGAAACTCTTAACGATATTCCTACTGCAGCATCTATCTTTTCGATACTTAATATCTTTGACCTTATTTCACCTTGCCTCTCTAACCCTGCAACTACTATGTTCTTGTCTAACTTATTTGCAATATATATACTATACAGCTCTTTCATTATTATTGGACCATGAGAGGTATACAGCAAGTTGTCTTCATGTACTATAAACTTTTTTGTATTACTCATTATTTTATCTCTCCTTCTTCTAAATTAATTTTAATTTTGACTTCCTGATATTATTTTTCTTGCTATTTCTAGCTAATTTATTAAATACTCCATTATTATTAGATAGCGCTTCAAACGGTAAATTCCAATTTAATGCGTCATAAAAAGCTTTAACTGGTTTAATAATCAATCTTTCTTTCATCTTATCATAATCCACAACAATATTTTTCTTTACTAATTCCCAATAGTTGTTACCATCAGGAACAGATATTACATATTCTTTATTTTTATTCAATTCATTCAAAATCTCTGGATTCCAACTCTTTACATACACATATTTAACTTTACCACTTTGAATTCTATCGCTTTTCTTAACTGCAAAATATTCATTCCATAATCTAGCTCCTCTTATATGTACCGGTAAATTCTTAGTATAACTATCTATATTATTTACAGATATTGGTAATGCTATATCAGATACATCATATTCGTTTTTCAACTTATCACATTCTTCGACTATTAATGTATCAATGTACTCCTTATCTTTTAATTGTAATATACTAGTTAGCACTTTTTCTAAAAATGGTTTAAAAGCTTTAGGAGTACTTGAACGTTTAAGCGATATTCCTACAAATTTAAGTTTATCTATTGGTACGCCTTCATTGAATATAATGTGTATTGCATAAGCTTTCTTAGCAACGAATATTCCAGTATCTGCTAACCATTCATTTTTTATTATTAAATAATTATTATAAGTATTTACATTGGTCTTATAGAAACAATTCTTACATAACCATATCATAGACTTATTTATAAAGTCTTGGCATTCCTTAGATACATTAGATATTTCTTCCAATATCTTCGGATCACGTGTTGAAGGTGGATATTTAACCAAGTCCTGTAGTGTGAATATTATTGAATCAGTATCATTAGTTATAGCAAAATCTTTACCTTCAGTATTACATTTACTGTTAAGAAAATCGTTAAGTATTTTAGTACTACTTCTTATTATAAGCTGTCCACTAGTCGTTATACCTTCTGATATTTTAATGTTGAACATTCTAAATCTTTCACTAGCCGTTGCTCCGTATACTGAGTTGTTGACAATTTTAACAGCTGTTTGATATATATTATATACATTATATAAATCGTGATTACCTTTTTTGAGATTAACAAACATTAGTTTCTTATACTTTTCGCGTGATTCCATGATGTCTGCGATAATCTTAGCTATGATAGCATCATCTTTATTTTGGTCTACTATAAGACCATTAGGTAACATACAAAAATTCTTTTCTTTTAACCATTTCCTGAATTCTTTTAAATTATTGAATGACCTGGGATATTTTTTATTCTTATACAAATCGTAATATTCTACTTCAATATCCAAAGGCTTTTTATCTATCTCATTTAAATCTATCTTACCACCTGTTTGTTCTATATCTTTTAATAGTCTAAAATCATATTGTAGATATTTAGGTAATAAATCTTCTTTTATCTTATTTAAATCATCTATATTAAAATTTTTAGCCAATGTGTAAGCAACTATTTGTTGATAACAATTAACTATACCAACCAGTGTTTCAGTCGAAATCATGAAAGTCTTTACTATAGATGGATATAGTGATTTAAAGTCCAAGTCTGATACCCATTTGAATAAACCTTTTATAGGTGGCTTAACATAAGCTCCAAGATATTTAGCCTTTTCTGAATGCAGAGGCTTTGATGGTAGTGCATACAACCAATTGTCATGTTCTCTTCTCTTCACTGCTTCCATCAATAATATGTTATCTATAATTCTGGTCTCAAAGAAAATATCCTGAAAATCTATTTTAGCAATGTTTCTTATGGTAACAGCTAGATTAAGTATCTTTAATTTATCTTCCAACATTACTAGTAATCGAACGTCTTGTATATTATACTTACAAAACTTAACAAAGTCTTTAATATACAGCTCTGAAGTATCCATGAATTCATCGTCGTCAGCACCATTGACTAACTTTGATTCTCCTAACTCTTCTTCAGCGATGTATTTAAGAGCATACGATGGTTTTTCAGAAGATGAATATTTTTTATATAATGTCAGCATATCTATAATATCGATACCGGGAATGATTGAAGTCAATTCCAAGTTTTCATTATTATCTAAAGCATAAGTAATCTTACTGCTGACATAGTTAAATGGACTTATTTTCTTTAATGTATCCAGTCCTAGATAATCTATTATCTTTCTACAAATATATGGAATGTCAAACTTGATGTTCCAAGCAGTTATAATATCTGGTACATTCTTAATTAAAAAGTTTACAAATGATTCTAATAAACTTTTAGGTGAATCAAAGAAATATAATTCAGCCTCACCATATTCTTTAATCGTCTTTTCTACTTCTTTTCTAGTAGTCTTTGATTTTTTCACAGTATCATCATTAAGTAAAAACCAACAATAAAATTTCTCAGTATAGTTGTCGTAAATAGTAATGGCATTTATATCAGCTATATTATGTTTAAAGCTTGGCAAATTACCGTCCATTACATAAGTTTCTATGTCTAGAAAAAATATTCTAGGTAATATATTACTTGGAAATTCAACGTCATAAAATGAATCACACATAAAACGTTGCTCAGGAGATACATCCGCCTCAGCATGTTCGTATTTATTTTCTTTATATATGTTATAAGCTTCCCTTGGATCTAAATATGCTTTTATTAAAGGCTTACCAGTATATAGGTGTTTATATATAACATCTGTATTTCCATACTTCCTATAAGTATCGGATAAAAATATATAGTGGTCAAAGGGAATGGTTGCTTTGAAAAGCTTTTTGGTATTCTTTTTTCTGTAAAACAAACTAATCGTCTTATCCTTAGTATTATATTTTACTTTTGTCGGTAGAAAATTTATCTTTCTTCCCATTACATACCTCCGAAAATATTAAATGTATTATTTATAACTTATCAATGCTATAATTATACAACAAACTTTAACATTTGTAAATAATCAAAAAGTCAAAAATAAAATATTAACCCTAGATTAATCTAGGGTTGTTTTAATCTTTTACAATTTAAAATCATTTTATAATTCCTTATGTAAGACTAAAAACCTCAAAAACTTAACCCAAATATAATGGGTTATAACCGCAGCAGATGTTATAACGAAATATTTAAATATTCCATGATGCGGCCATGGATAATGAGTACTCAACCACAATGCTACCATAAGCATTGGTAAAAAGGCTATTATTAATACTATCAAATAAGATAATGTGTTTACTGTTTCCTTCCTATTCATTTCCTTCCAACTCCTTTATTTATTATTTACATTATTATTATAACATATTCTAGAAATTTGTAAATAGCCAAATAAAAAAAGACCACCATTAAGGTGGTCTTCAGTTTTAGCAAATAATTTACAGCTGTATTTCATCGGTCGTGTTTTCTGCTGTACTACTCTTATAAAAATCAAATACTTCAGCAGCTTTTTCTTGGAATTCTTCTTGTGTTACCAATCCTTTTTCTATTAAAAGCTTTACTATAGCCTCTAATCTTACGGCGAATTGAAACAATGTTACATCATTTTCACCTAAAATATTTTCAATCTCCTTTATCTTCTTAGCTATCCTTCCATCAAGTGTCTTATCTGAGCGGTTTTTTGTTCTACTACCCATATCATTATTCCTCCTTCATATTATTATTTACAATCTGAGAATCCACAACTTGGACAAACCGAACAACCAGATGTCTGCATCATTTGAACCCCGCATTCCGGACACCAATTCCTGTAATGCCCAAATTTATTATCATCCGAACTTATTTGTTCTTTAACTGAAGTAGCATCTATTATAGTCTCACAACCACGATGCTTAAAAGTCATCTTATAATAAGTATTCAAATCTTTTAACATCTTAGCAACTGCGTCTGGAATACTCTTAACTACGACCTCTTCTCCATCTAATAAATTATATACCCAAACTTCAGAACCAGATATGTTGCTTATCGTATTTATTAAATCTTCAATATCAACTCCTGACCTTAATGCCAAACTTATAACTCTACTCAAAGCTTCAGTTATGGATTTTGAAACACTACCGGACTTACCTGAAGATATAAAAGTTTCAAACATATTTCCATCATCATCAAAGTTTGCTGTGACATATATAGAACCATACGGTGAATCAGATTTAGTAGTAACTCCTTTCATAAATCTTGGTCTTATCCTTATTTTATTTACTTTATTACCATAATTGTCTTTAATTACCTCCTTCTTTTCTTCTTTCTTATCCTCTTCAATATCACCTTTAATCGGTTGATCTTTAGAACCATCTCTGTATATCGTAATACCCTTTATCTTATACTCGTAACATTTTTCATATACCTTCTTAACGTCTTCAACTGTGGCATCTGACGGTAAGTTTACTGTCTTACTTATAGCGCTATCAACATACGGTGCAAATATTGCTACAACTTTAACGTGTTGCTCAGGAGTTACATCATGGGCTTTAATAAGTAATCCTTTTTCTTCATTTTCTTTGTTATATAGCCTGTGGTAATACATTAATGTCTGCTTTTTATTATCTTCTACAGTTACTTGCCTTGTCCATCTATAATGGAAATTAGGTTCTATTCCTGAGCTGGTATTTAATATCAATGATATAGTTCCAGTTGGAGCAATGGACAATCTTCTTGAATTTCTTAAGCCATCTTTGTTTGGTGTAGTGCTGAATATTGATTTAAGCAAACCAACCATATATTCTTTATCTATACCCATATAACTTTCTTTATAATGAACTATGGCATTTCTAAATGATATTGGTATTTCGTCATTTTCCTGTATTCGTTTAATTATCTCATCAATATTATCTATCGAAATTTCCGTATCTTTAACGAATTGTGTTAAGAAAGCTCTTTCTCCTTTTGGAGCATCGAAATGTGGATATGGACCTTTAAGCTTAGCCATAGATACTGTACCTATCAAAGAATACGTAGCCATTATCTTTGCTATCTTATCGGCGAAATCTTCAAATTCTTCAGAGCCATATTTAATTCCCATTTTTATACAAGCATCTGCTAATCCCATAATTCCTAGACCAATTGGTCGTATATCCTTTGTATTTCTTTCTATAATTTCTAATGGATAACTAGTAGCATCTATAACTAAGTCTAGATAATATACAGATCTTAATACTTGTTCTTTAAATGCTTCATAATTAAATTCACCTGAATCATCTACAAATTCGTAAAGGTTTATCGAACCTAGGTTACAGCTTGAGTTATTTGGTAACGGTTGCTCTCCACAGTTATGTACTAGTATCCTGTTAGCAAAAAAGTTGTGATTCTTTTTAACTGTTATATCATAGACGTCTTCATTTTCAGCTTTAGATATATCCTTTAATCCTGTAAAATTATATGTTAAACCATTATCTTCTATTATGATTAAAGTGTCATTTTTAGTAAGATTACTTGCTTCTACATAACCACGATTTTCAGTATATACTTTGTGGTCTGGAGTTAGTTTTAATACTTTACCATCTTCTAATTCTATTTTTATTATATTAGCATTCTTTCTAGTACAACCGTAAAATTCAACCTTTTCAGTCTCGAATTCTTTAGTCTCAATATTAAATGTAATTACATAATCGTCGGTCGTTATCTCATCTATACGCTTCTCTCCTTCAGTCGTCATTACTAATGTATCTCCGGTCAAGCAAGGATTCGTTGATTCTATATAATATTTTTCATCCATTTTTAATATATTATCTTTATTAGCTGTATCGATGAAGAATATTCCTGGATCTCCATTTCTGTGGGCATTCTCACAAATCTTATCCCAAATCTTTCTAGCTTTAACCTTTCTTACTACTCTACCATCTGCTGGAGAAATCAATTCGTATTCATCATTATTCTTTACAGCTTCCATAAATTTGTCATCTATAGCTACAGAAATATTAAAATATGTTAAACTTTTATTATCACTTTTAGCTGTAATAAAGTCTTCTATATCTGGGTGATGTGAATATAGCATGCCCATTAAAGCAGCTCTTCTCTTACCGCCCTGTACTACGGTTGAACCCATTGTATTCCAGTTTTGCATGAATGAAATAGGCCCGGAAGCTTTACCACCCAAACCACCTGCTATTAAAGCACCTTTTTCTCTTAGGTTACCAAAGTTGGCTCCAACTCCTCCACCAAACTTAGAGATTATAGCAGCATTCTTTACACTATCAAATATTCCTTCAAGTGAATCTGGAACATCTATAGTAAAACAAGCAAACATCATTTGATTTTTGCTGTAATTACTCTTAATCTTTCTATATGTTTCTTTTATCTCGTCGATCGTAGAATTTCTTAAATCCTTGTATAATAATTCACTCAATTTTGGATCGGTACTTATACCAACTCCTGCTGAGAATAAAGCCGGGGAATTAAACAAGAACCTATGGCTCATCATATCATTGTATATATTAGTTTCAATATTGACTAGATGTTTAAGATCTTCAGCAGTCATATCTTCTTTGAATTCAGCTGCAGCAACTACCTTAGCTACACGTCGGCAAAGTTGAGAATATTCTTTTTCCTTATCACCATCTGGCAAATCCATATAATACCTCATCTTAAGTATTTCTTGTGCATTATGATCGATATCTTTTTCTCTCAACGGTGATAGCTTACCGAATACCTCTCTGTAAAGATTAGTAATATTATACAATTTTAAACACTCCTTTTACCAATATTTATAAATATAAAATTAATAATAACAATAATCAATTTGAATAATTATAATTTACCATCCTTTCATAATAGGAGTTGGTCTTGTGAGTACTAAATTTGACTTCCTTGAAGACTTAAAGAAGAACTACGATCACCACCCCGCTATTTGTTATTATTGCGGAAAACCCCTCTCATTCAAGAAATTCTATAAGCAATATGAGCTCCCCAAAAAATTCTGTAGTAAAAAGTGTAAAAAAAGTTTTATTGAAGAAACTAATGAAGATATTAACGAAAAAAATTACGAATTTTCTTCCCAAACTGAAAAAGCTATTTACACCTTTCTGACATTAAATTACCCCAATTATGTAATAAAACATAACTTAAAAGATGTATTCCCTCCTTATGAAATTGATTTGTTAATCGAGACTAAAGAATTCCCCATCTATATCGAATATAATGGAGTATTACATTGTACTAGAAAACTAAAAGGTTCTATGGACAGAGTAGTCCAAAAAAGAAGTATTAACGATAATATCAAGAAGAACGAAATATGCCGCGATCGTCAACAAA